TAAACGGTAATATTCCTAAAATTGATTTAAGATAAGTTGGTTGAGAATCTGCTAATTCTTTAGATACTGTTGTCCGCCATGCCGCTTGATCAAGCAATGACTTGTCTTCGTATAGTGCCAACCCATCCCATTGAGTATATAACTTTGATACTTTAGCAGGATCTTTTCCAACCGCGCCACGGTCAATATGTTGTCGATGTACTGTTTCGTTCTGCGAATCCCAAATCTTCCAAAATTCATCAGCATTGTCTAATTCAAATTTTGGCAATGCCAACGGCAATGAAATAATACCTTTGTATTTTTCATTGAGTCGCGGACAATCATACAGTCTGATCAGAGAAGCAAATGTTTCTAAATTCATCTCTCTAACAAATCCTTTTTATCCTTGACATCTTTAAATTCTTCAGCAGTATCAAGTGGGGCCTTGCTTTTATTAATCACTGGCCAAATTTTGCTAAGTTCAATGTTGATTGGTAGCCAAGGTTTTTGTTCTTCTGTCATATCTCGATCTGCAACGATAGCATCTACTGGACATTCAGGAATACAAACACCACAGTCAATACATTCGTCAGGATCAATGACAAGAAAGTTTGGTCCTTCTTTAAAACAATCAACAGGGCATACATCGACACAATCAGTATACTTGCATTTGACGCAACTTTCAGTTACTACATAAGTCATTTTATATCTTCCAATTAGATTCGATGCGTTCTTTGTTGTTGGGCCGGTTACCAGTTAACCCCAACATACCTCTATATGTCTGCCAAGCTTCTTGCACCATTGGATCTTCATGTCCACCGGTAGGAAACAAGTCTGCCCATACAGCATTTTCTGGCATCATACTTCTATATGTACCAAAGTTACGAGGTTGATGTATCTTTCCTTCTCGGAACAGCACACTGGCCACACCTTGGCAGGCTGTTTCGTCTAATCCTTCTAAATATCCAGAGCGATACATGTATTCATTGATGATAGGAACCAGTTGTTCCTGTGTTTCAAATCGTGTACCAGACACAATAACCACAACATCGTTGATATCAACAACATCTGTAACAATGTCACGGATACAACGGCCTAGACTAAATCCCACTTTCATATGTGCTCCTTGTCCACCAAGACTCCCACGGGAAGTCGATCCATACATCTTTTTCAACTTTGTTAACAATCATACCACAATAGTCAGTATACTGGTCGCTAGCCTCATTGTCAACCAAAACGGCCAAACGAACTGATTTATGCCAATGCTTGTCGACGAAATCTGGCTCTACACCGGCCACAGAACTGGCCCAATCTTCTTTAAGCCATGCTTGAGTTGCACCCGAATCATTTATGTCATCTACCAGTAATATTTTCTTGCCAGCCAACACTTCTTCTGGTGCCCATAACAACGATTCGGTGTCTTCAAAATCTCTCAACGACACTTTGACACTGGTATGTGGAATCTCTAAGTAATGACTGAGCATGTTACTGAGAATTAATCCGCCACGATCAATGCCAATGATAATATCAGGCCGCCAACCACTCACATTGATATCACGGACAATGGTATGGGCCAGATACTCTATGTCGCCCCAGGACAATGAACATTTTTTTAACATTATTTTTCTTCCGACGATTCTGGGCCGCCTAATAGTTTTTCCATTGCTTTGTACTCGTTGTACATTTCCTTGAGCATGGGATATTTTTCATGCATTTCAAAGTTAGGTGCTATGATCAGCAACCGCTTCTTCAATGTTTCCATCATATCAGCCAGCTCATCTAAGTCAATTGTGTTCTTGGCAGTTTTGATTGTAGTCTTACCATACTCAGTGGTGTCTGCAGAAAGAATTGAAGCACTGGTATTGTAACTGATATTTCCTGCTGACAAGTTTCCTGCTATAGTAAAGCCTGCTCCTGATCCACCAATTGTTGTAATGCCGTTACTGAGTCCAATGTTGGTTAGGTCGATACTGCCCATGGTATTCATACCAATATCATACAGGTCTCCGGAAAGAGTGATGGTAGAAACATCCTGTGCATTTTTGCCGCCAACAGTTGTATTGGTCTCGTCCCATTTGAACTCAACAGGATCTATAGTAGACAGTACGTCTTTCAATTTGTTTTTTGAGTCATTGTCCATAGTTCACCGTGGAGCAAATTCTTGTTGCATTTTAATGTTATCAAAGAATTCTTTCTTTGTACTTTGGTCGTCCTTAAAGGCACCTTTGAGCACAGTAGTCTGTGTAAGACTGGAGTGTGCCATGATGCCGCGATTTTCACAGCATCCGTGAGTGGCTTGAATGTATACGCCTAAGTCTGTTGCGCCTGTTGCTTTGCTAATTTCCCGAGCAATATCATTACAAAGTTCCTCCTGGAGAGTACCACGTCGGGCACACCACTGGGCGATCCGTGTATACTTTGATAGGCCAATAAGTTTATTAGCGGCAATAATGCCAATATAGGCAACACCAGAAACGGGTTGGTGATGATGACTACACATACTACGAAGTTCGCTACGCACGACCAACATACCTTCGTAGCGGTCGTCACTATCATTTGGAAAAGCTGTTGCATCTGGGGATGGTTCATATCTACCTGCCATTACTTCATTAAAATACATTTTAGCTAATCGTTTAGCAGTACCTTTGCTGTTGGGATCTGTTTCTCTGTCAATTAACAAACTGTCTAGCACTGTTTCAAATGCTTCTGCGGCCTCTTTGATTAAGATTTCTTTATGTTCGTCAGTTACATATTCGCTAATGTTATCGCCTGCCCAGAAGCGTTTGTTATCTCGCTTCATCTTGAATCGAATCACATCTGCTAGATTGGCTTCTTCATAGCCCTTGTCGTCTATGTTATTAAATGTTACAGGTTCGTTCATGTTTAATTTTCTTTAGGTTGTGTTGTATTATAACAGATAGTTAGTCAATGAGCAAGACCTCGCTTGGCCAAGTTAAAAGATAAAGCATTAGATCTTCGGGCTTCTTAAAATGTACCATGATTGTAATGTCAAACATTTCATTTGAATACTTGGCTGACTCAATCTTTGCCAACTTGCGCCAATTAAATGGATCACCTTTGTAATCTGTAGCAGACCATCTGTTCTTGCAATTAGCAATTAACCACCGCCTAATGTTTTTTAGTATAAACACATGGCTGGCAGTCTTGGCCGAATAAACTTTATCCTTGGTTTGCGTTGGCATAGAACTCACTGTTACGCAAGTCATCCCAGCCACCGATTAACTTACCATCAATGATAATCTGAGGAACAGTTCTAGCGGTAGGTACTGCTTCCATTAGCATTTCGCGAGTGAATCCATTGGTACCAACCTTGTGTTCAGTGTATGTAAGATTTTTACTCTTAAACCAATTCTTTGCCATGTCGCAGTAGGGACAAGGTTGTTTGCTGTAAATTGTAATTTCCATTATTTTTCCTGTGATGTATCGTAAGTTTGAGCAAAGATATCTTTCTTTACCACACCGTAGTCGTTTGGACCATGCCGTACAATATAGTCATTGCCTGTGGTATAGTTCAAGTCACCCCATGTGGCTTTGATGACACCATTGTGATCTGCTAACTTGGCCAATTTAGTTACACCGCCCTTGGGAGTTCCTGTACCGTCACCATTGTCATCGTACTTATCATGAAAATTTTCAGGTTCCAACGGCCAAAATTCTTTCTTAGGACCCGGACCCATGATGTAATGTCCTGCCTTGTGCTCTACTGGACCTTCCAATGTTTGTGTGACTCCGTCACTATTGGCAATGGTATACGGCACCGGAATTGGTTTTTTGAATGTTTCAAAGCCACCTTGTTTAAACCAAGCATCTGTGATGCCATTCTCTAATTCATTGATTTTCATTGTTGTTCCTTTTGTATCTGTGCCTCGTACACTCGTTTTCTTAAACTGCTTGAACTAAAACTGTGATCACGACCATTAAAATATAGATCAATATTACGCTTGTGACAAATTTCTCTACCAGTGAATTCTTTGTTTTCATATTCAACTCCTAGTATACGCACATTAATAGGTAATGTTAATAGTAGATCTTCTAGATCTTTTTCTGTGTTGTAGACCCACACTTCGTCAACATAACGACTGCCTTTGAGTTGCATCTGTCGTTCTACAATGGTCTGTACAGGTTTATTCTTTGTGACACGATCCAGCGTTGGATCATTTTGCAATCCACAAATTAAGTAGTCGCATTTGGTCTTTGCTTCTTGTAACATGGAAACATGGCCAGCATGTAGCAAATCAAAGGTTGAACAAGTGAAACCTACTTTCATGCTCGACTCTTAAATTCTACTGAGTTGTACCAATCCCATGCACTACGCACAATATTATCAATCTTGCTGTTCTCTGGTACCCATCCCATTTGCATTTTAATTTTGTTAGAACTTGCAACCAGTACTTCAGGATCGCCGGCTCTTGCACCGCCAGTATGTACCAAAACAGTTTTTCCAGTAATGCGTTCAACACTGGAAATAATTTCTCTAATGCTAACACCTTTACCAGTTCCTAGATTAAACTCAACACTGGGTACTTCCATGGTTTCTGCATACATGGTTGACAGGTAATGAGCATTGGCAATATCTTCAACATGCAAATAGTCTCTAATGCAAGTACCGTCGGGAGTAGAATAGTTTGTGCCGTTTAAAGTAAACACATCTTGGTTGACAATACTTTCCATAATTTTAGCAATTAGGTGCGTTGCCTTTTTCAATTGACCATGCCTGACCATGTTGTCTGCACCACAAGCATTGAAGTATCGCAACGATATAGTTTTGAATCCATATCCAAATGCACAATCTCTTAATACCTGCTCTGCCATAAGTTTACTGTGTCCATATGGACTGATTGGAAGTCGAGGAGTTTCTTCTGTGATAGAATGGGCTCCGGGGTTTCCATAGATGGCGGCACTACCTGAGAAGACCACAGTCTTGTTCCAGCCATTGCGAGCCAACATTCCCAACATGTTGGCAGTATTACCAACATTATTTAAATAATAGGGTGCTGGATCTTGTATGCTTGGTCCCACTAGACTGGTTCCGGCAATGTGTATCAATGCAACAGGATTGTTTTGTATAATCAAACTGGTAAACATTGGATTGTTAAAGTCACCGTTGATATAACGATCGACTCTTTCTGTAATCCAAGGAGCAGTATTGTTGCGGTCTACACCAATGACATTGTAACCAGCATCTTTGAATTTTAAAACAGTCTGCCCACCAATGTAACCATTACACCCTGTTATAGCTACCCATTTTTCCATTAGTACTTTGCCTCTGCAATATGGTCACGATATCTGTTACCGGCCCGATTCCATTGTTCACCTGTGCCTTGCATGATATCTAGCACACGGTCGATAGTGCCATTGTTCCAATCACTAATCTTGCCTTGATTGACATGAACACCAGATAACTGAACTCGAAGTTTTTGTATGGCATCATCTAACGACCAAGGAACATATAGTCTGGTATGATCATTGGCGAATGTTTCTGGAAAACTACGATAAGCAGGATACAAAACATTACAGCCAAGAGTGTCGGCCTCGCTGACGGTGTTTGAAACCCAGTCTTGTAAAGCACAATTAAACAGCACACGACTATCGTTGACAATATTATAGTACTCATTTTTATTAAGGTCCTCATAAATCTTGAGTTTTCCCTGTGCCGCCATTTTATAGGCACGCTCTAAGTATTTGGGATTGTTACTACGCAATGGTCCACCACTTAATACAGCAAACTCAACTGGATTGTCAGGTTGTTCGGCATGCCACTTCTCAATGAGATCCATAAAGAAGTCTGGTTGCTTCTCTTGGTCAAACCTTGCGGCAAATACAACACGATGAGCTCTTTCAGACCAGGACTTAACTTTATTATTAACTCGGCCAAGAACTTCTTCTTTGCCATATGCTAGACCGCTAATGTTATAGATAGGAGCAGTCCAATTAGCAATACGCATATGGGCAACCATCTCTTCATTTGTAGCAAGTACACCTGTGACAAAACAATTGACCATTTGTTCATATGTACTCATCCATTTGCTCATACCCCATACATGCACAAAGTCATCTGGGTCAATGGCCTGGGCCAGACAACGAACATATATGCGTGGTCGCAAGTTGGCAGGCACTTGATCTAGAATGTAAGGCAAGCTTTCAATGCCGGGTTGAAACATGTCTTCAAAGTAGATGACATCTTCACTGGTGACATCACCACGGCGCATCATCTGCACCAGATTCATCATCTGGCTCATACCAAAGTAACTGCGACCATGTGCGTCTAACACTTGACCAACACTGATTGCTTTGGTATTGTCAATGGTACTGCCGGGTACTAACACATAGTCAATGCCCCGGCGTTTGAACACCGCTTCATTCCATTGCTGGAGTTGAAGGGTGTATCTTCCTTCATAGGGCTCCAAGCCCATATAAAAGAGCTTACGCATTTACTACCTCATCGCGATCCAAGCGATTAGGCATACAGCACATACCATCTTCGGTATGCACAGTTTCACCTGCCCATGCACTCTTATAAAATCCCACATGGATTTTAAGTGCCTTGTTTGCACGATCAACTGCACTTTGCACATTGATAGTGTAGGTGAAACTGCGATCACCTGTTGGCTCATGCCTACGCATTTCTGGCAAGTCAATGGCATAACCATAGATCATACCAGCATGGCACAGATCAGTAAGATACTGATTGTAGAACGCTAGTGGCAAGTGCCCTAGCTCTGCTGTCAACACACCGTCATATAACTCGCTAATTTTTAGCAAGTCAAACTTGATGTGGTTGATGTTAAGTCCAGCTCGGCGAGCCTGGTACTGCGGATTATAGTTTCCGCGATCTTTGCGTTCAAAACGAACGCGATTGTCAAGAGTATTGTTTGAGGCATCCATTTTCGCCATCCTCCGAAATTTCAATCCAAATTTTACGATCTGTGTACTTTGATGAGATTTGACCATGTAGGTCATCTGCCATCATTTCGCAGGACTTGTGATTCAACTCAAGTGTTCCTTGGTTATATAAATTCTCCAACCAACGCTTGAACTGAATAAACTCCACATCTCTATCGTCATGGAAGACTTCGAGATACACTTTAAAGTGGAACATGTGTCGATGAGGATGTCCTAAAAAAGAAACATCATACTCGTCACCTGTTGCCAATTTAGCATCCGTAAGTGCAGCCGGATACCTATGAATGCCTTCCTTACGAAAGGTAACCCAAATCATGTCTTGTGACATGTTATTCCTTTACTCGATGTAATTATTTGCTTTTAAGTAGACCCACAACTTCCAGTCAATTGCCTGAGCAAATTCTAAAAGCTTGTCCATTTTTTTGTTAAGATCAGCAATCCCAGCATCTCCACCTACAGCTGTCTCAGGTGCTTCTTCTCTAACAGGTGCGCCAGCAGTTTTTGGAACTGGTCGCTTAATTGGTTTAGTAAAATTACCAACCTTGACTTCGTCGTTCATTTCATTTTCCTTAAATTTAATTAACAGGGCTATCGCCTTGGTAGGCTATCCACGGAGTAAAATACTTCCTATCAGTTAAGTCACTTAAAGGAACGCACCACACCCCAGGATTCGTTTTGTTAAAACCTTTATCGTCGATTTTAACGGTTGTATTGTAGTTAAGCAATCTAGTGTATGGTAGTTTGGCCGAAATCATTGGAATGACGCGATGTTCGTCACTGGCCATACTTTCTAAAAATCCCTCAACTTGACTTAGCTGTATATCAACTGTGACATAGTGAATACTCTGATCTTCAAGCACCTTATTGATCATGTCGTCAATTGATCGCCAAACATCGTGATTGTCATTTTCCACATGGTGCAGACTCATATTAGCACCAATGTAAATGTGACCAATCTTTTTCTCTTTGGCAAGTTTTACAATTTCCTCACCAGGATGGATACCAACTACAAATAGTGTATTCATTCCAAGTGCAGGGCTGTGTTCAACTTCAATGCCAGTAAAGAAGTCCGGTGCAACGCGATCAATAGACATCATTCATCCTTAAGCGATTGTTCAAGTTCAGTTAGTTTAGGATCGTTCATATCATCAAACTCTCCACCTTCTGCCATTTCATTTGCACTGGTACCATCACCAGTGGTAAAAATATCATGCACAGCTTCTGCACCACTCTTACGAGTCTTGCGTCCAGAGAACTCACTTAGCAATGCAGAACTTTGTTCTAACAATTCATATGGGTTCTCAACTCTAAACACTTGATCTACTAGTTCCATTATGTATAATACATTACGAGGTACCCATAAGTCAACCTGTCCTTCCTGACTTCTTTGCCGACCTTTGCGCCATTCGGCTGGGTCTGGACGATTCAACTTGTGTGCAATGTCAGCAAGTGTGTTGGCTCGCTGTACACTTTCAATGTGTTGGTAAACATTATGGCCCATAATAAGACTATAACTGAATGTGTCCCAACTTGTTCTTGAAACCTTACCATTTTTATTTTCTTGACCTGGTTTGTAATAGCACACATCGCCCATGGTCAAGCGTTCACCGATTGGACTGTTCCAAGGCCATGGAATTTTAGATCCACTTAGGTCTCGGTTATCCACAGCCTTTTCCATCACATAGGTAAAGCGATCATTGCTATGCACATGTTGTGTATAGCTTAGTCCGTATGCCACAGAAACAAATGGACTTGCACAATCATATGTTACTAGCATGTTTGGATTGACATGTTCTTGCAATGCTCGCTGAATTGCAGTTAAGAAAATTGTCCATTCTAAACGACTTGTGCCCAAGAAGTGAATGACATCCTTACCTGGCGCCAACATACCTTCGTCACGCATTTGAATTAGTCTACGGAGAACCAAGTGTGCGTCTTGCATGTTGTTACCACCCATTGCCCAACCTTCAAATGGGAAGTGTTTAACATTGTCGTACCAAATGTCTGCTTCTTCATTGTTACTACCCTGTAACACATTTAGAAACTTTGTTTTGTTTTGTCGATTGGCCAAGAACCATGCATTGTTGTAAAGTGTGCCATCCAAACATTGTTGGAATGACTTTAGACCAGTGCGTTCGTTCAGTGGTGGTCGTGCCGCCCAGGTTGGAATATCCAATACCATCGAATAGTCAGCAGTATGCTCTAACCAATTTAAAATTGCGCCGCGAGTCTTGTCTGCAGAACCTTTGTAGCCAGCATCACCTGGCTTCTCCATAAAGTTTTCCCAGTCAAACTTGATGACACCTTTTGCAATTTGGAATCCACCAGAGTCGCCTAGAATAAAAGTATTCTTGCGATCTCGTTGTTGAACCATTGCTTCTTCTTTGTCAGTCTTCTTGAGATCCAGCTGTGCATGGCCCGCAGAATATAGTGCATAAGGATAGTAAAAGTATGCTTGTTCCTTGTTAAGGAAGTTCATACCCTCAATACCATTTTCAAATTCTTTTGGAACACGGTCAGCTTTTACACTAACGCCGGGCTCGTTTCGTTCTTTACTAATAATGGTATTGTAAAAAGATGAGATACTAGGCAAGAAAACTGCATAGTCTTCATTCTTAGCCCACAAGTCAACTTTACTTTTTTTACTTGGCATATTCTTACTTCTGTGTTGGAGTAATGTATTCGTAAGCAATTAAGCCACTGTTAAATTCAACCTTGGTAGCTCGCTCACTGATGCTCAACACCGGTGTGCCTTGGCTACACATTTTAAATGCAGTTAACAAAGCCTGAATTGACAAGGATACTGGACGCTTCAAGGTTTGTGTAGTGTCAGCAAATACAAACTTACCTGCATGACCACCACCAGCACTTCCACCAAAGCTAAAAACCAACTTGCCATTCTCTGTGCTTGCAGTTAAATTTGGGTCAATGGTGGCATACAATGTACCGCGCTGGCTCAGCTCACTGATTTTATTTGCTTGTGGACTAACAACTACTTCCCAAGTTGTGCCGTTAAAACTACGACTCTTGGTCTTCATCAGGTTAGTTGGCGTCAAACGATATTCGTCATTGTTGCCGTCTGCATTGTTGAATGCCAAACGATCAACATCGCCTTTGTTGTTTGATCCAACTGTGACATTACACTTTTTTGTAACATCTGGATCTTTGTATAAGTTTGTCAAGCCAACAAAGAAGCCCAAGTTAAGCATGCCGCATGCCTCAGGAAACTCTGTGACCTTGTCCTTGCTGTTGGCAAGTACAGTCAGCAATGAATCTTCCGGATACGCAGTAAATTTTGTACTGTTTGGTTCTTGTTCAACCAGGATCTCTTCAAAGATTCCTAGTCCTGCGATGTTTTTTGCTACATCAAGCGTAATGTCTTTTAGCATTGTCATGTTTCTCCGTTAATGTTACTATTGTAGTTAGATTTAGATCTAAAGTCAACTGCTTGTTCTCCGTTTTAAGAAAACAAGTCATCGATAAAGCCTCGGTCCTTACTTTGGTTCAAGTCCCAATGTAATACACCTAGCAAGTTTTCAATCTTACTGTCAATGATGGTTTCTTCCATTGCAGTATGATCAAATGGTAATAGCTTAAACCAATCTGGAAGATTCAATTCGTCAATTGGATAAGCAATAGATGTTATGTTGTAGTTGTTGGATCTCAGTTTACAAACAATGGCTTTTTGACCATCCGTTATTTCCATACTTCGGTTGTCACTGTGCGCCTGCTTGAATCGATTCCAGTTGATGGCCGCCATGGCATGACCAACTCCGCACTTGCCAGTCTTTTCGTAAACAGCAGTATGTTTAGTTAGATTGTTCACACGCTTGGGGGTGCCCTTTTCCCAACCAGGTCTGCTCTTGAACTCCTCACGGAACTGTTTGACACGGGCCATGACCTCATATTCAGTTTTACCTTCCAGGGTCATAGTCAATGCTTCTTCCAAGAACCGTTGCATGAACTCTGGAGTGTCTGCTCGCTTCATGTCCAGACCCATGGCTTTCAGTTCGCCCAGTGATCCATTTGTATCTTTGCGCTTGCCTTCCTTGTCAAAGATAAGAACAGCATAACGCTTCTTGGTCATGTAGATGCCTTTGCTGGCAACCAGTTCTCGACCTGCTTTGATAATCTCACCCTGGGCTTGTGGACAATTAAATGCGGTATTCATAAATGCCGGAAAGGTATCATTTACCTGTTCGCTTATTGCATCATACAGTTCAATGATCTTTTCTTTGGTCCATTCAAATTGACCATTCTCAATTTGTTCTTTGAAGATGGGATATGCACTGAAGTAAACAGAGTCAGTGTCACCATAGATAATTGCTTTACCTGTGTGATCATGCTCTCCAGTTAGGCTGTCGTTGACACTTCCTGCCATGTGTCTGGCAACAAGCCGACCGCATAAGGTAGTACTTTGTCCTAGTCGTTGATCAAAGAACCTCGAACCTGCATTCAACAACGCACCATACGCAGAGTTCAAGTTAATTTTCTTAACCAACTGCCGTTTGTCCCAAAACTCAACCTCTTCAGGAGTCGTTGCTTCTTTGAGTTTCTTTTGTAATTCTTTACGCTCGGCGTACCAACGCTCTAGCAGTCCAGGTATGATACCTTTGTTGGTATAGTTAAAGATTGTACCGTTGCCACTGATAATCAAAGGTTGTCCACTAAGGAATACATAATCGTACACTTGTGCAGAACTCATTTGTGTACTGGTTCCATCAGCCCAATCAACTGTTTCAGTTTGTCCAATGTCCCTGGCCATTACACTTTCATACTCGTAGCAAGCAAACTTGCCATCCCAAAAGTCTGCAATACCCCGACCAGAAGCAATGCTGTCATCAATACCGGCCAGTGTGCGTGTCTGTCTAACTTGACCAACAATGGTTTCTGGGCTCATGTTCAGCGCACGAATTAGAGATGGATACAGACTGTTAATGTCCATACTTCCGATCCACTCATGCATGCCTGCTTTGGGCACAGCAACATACGCACCTGCCGCGGCATTGTCCTTGGCATCTTCACTGCGCCGTGGACGATCTGGAACCACCATACCTAGACCATGTGCCTCATTGATGACTGCTTGGTCTGTAACTGCCACCGCACCCAATGTTGCACGAAGTCCAACGGTATTGGCATGACTAATAAGATTAGTAAGTTCAATAAATTGCAACTTGGCATCTAATTTTTTAAGCAAGATGACGTCTTGTCTGTTGTAGGCAATAAACTTTTCAAAATCATTATTGTACAACTGATCCAATGAGCCTTCATATGGTATTTTCTTTTCACCAATCTCGTACTCACCAATGGCATCCAAGCGATAGGTATGCATCTCGTGATAGTTGTACTTGCGATACAGTTCAAGATAGTCCAGGTGAACTCGACCAATTGGATCGTAAGTTTCCAATGTTCTGCCATACTTTTCAAACTCTCGCTTTTTAGGAAACTGATCCCACAAGCAAAACTTGCGTGTTTGTTCTTTGCTCAGTACACGGCTGATACGATTTGTAGTGTATGGGATATCAAATCCTTCACTGTTCCAGCCACTCATTACATCTGCATCATCAATCAAGTCAAGAAACATTTCCAACATTTCTTTTTCATTGGAACACAAGATTGTATCATCAAATCGTTTAACAATGTCCTCAGCCTGTGGCTGTGGCATTGCATCTGGCTTGAGAACCAGTGTAACAGTCCTGTCTAGCCACCCCAGGTGTACTGTGATTGCTGTAATGGTATTAAAAGGATCACTGGGATCAGCAAAGCCCTTGACCTTATCGTATGCAACCTCAATGTCAAAAAATGCAACATGAAGTTTAGGTGCTTCTTGACCGCCATAGATTTCTTCTAGACATCGATTCAACGGTCTATAGTCGCTTTCACATAACTTTTTGTTGCTGTGAATACGCCGTTCTTTGTCAAATGCTGTGGCATTGCTCAAAAGCACTCGGCTGACTCTGTTGCCAGCAATGTCAGTGAACTTGCCTTTGTTGTCAGGATAGTACAAGACATACTTTGCTGGATACTCTTTGAGCACCCTCTTGCCATCCACTCGTTCTACAACATGGATGATTTCTTTTTTCTTATCGTGATATGCGTCAATGAACATGTAGTATGTATTTTACTTTAATAGAAGTGTTTGGCCAGTGCATCGCGCAACTTTTCTGAATCAACTTCAATTTCAAGTTCTTTGAGAGTGTTGGTCATCACATGCTCTAGGTCTTCAAATCGATAGATAGCATTATGCAATCCCAAGTAGCCAGCACCTTGTGCGGCGGCATAGGCTTCTGGTCCCCAACCAAAGGTGCCATACAAGACACCTCGGTAACTACGCCGTTCATCTAATTCACCTTGACATAACTTTTCAACAATGGCACAAAATGCCATCAACTGTTCCTCAGGTTCTAGACCTGAATAGTAAGTTTGGCACATGTCTTGATATTCTTTGGCCGCCTTGGCAAAACTTTTACCAGATTCATGTAGTGCATCCATTACTTCTTGTTTTTTAACGTCATCGGTCATTTTTTAAACCTCGGCATGACTTCATTGCCTGCATATTCAAAACTTGATAGCATAGGTAACAATCCCTTCAAATCATCGGCAGGATGCCGCTCAATCATAGGCAAGCGATCACCGTCTATCAGCATAAAGTACAACTTTTCTGTACCGTCTACTATCTGATATTCAAAAATATATTCTAAATCTTCTACTGTCATTCTTCAACTCCTAAATCCAAGTCTGTCATTTATAGGCTATGATCATCTTTCAACTTTTGTAACATTTCTTCTTCGGCATGTTCACGCCACTCAGTGAGCCATGTACTGCTGTCGCATTCTCTTACATGCGCCATTACTCGCTTACGCCCTGCACCTTCCATTCCTTCTCCCAAGAAGAAATGCATTACTACATGTCCGTGGTGCATGATTTCAATTATCATTGAATCATGTTTGGCATTGCGCCAGCTAAATTCTTGGTACATCATTTACCCCATGTCAGCGTAAACAGCAGGTAGTCTGCTTGTTCTCTAAATTCAAAGATGCCGTCACCTTTAAAATTCCAGCCATCAGTGACCTTGTCACCAAACTGTTTGTTGCACCATTCAATACAAGGTGTCCATCCTTGGTACCGGTATTTGCCATTGACTGTTTCGTCAACCGGCGCCATAATACTGGCCACATACCAACCACTCAACGCACTTCTCATGCTTTAGCAAGTATAGCATAAACTTTACCAGCCAGCAACTTTTCTTTACTCATTGCCTCTCGTTCCCAAGGTTGGTCAAAGTAGTCGGCCTTAACATGACTACCCATCCAAAATCTTTTTGTACGGATGGTCTTGTACTGCCCTTTGGCATATTGTTTTACATGAACCATTTCATGCGCCAGAGTCTCAAACAGTCGTTCTTGTTTTAAATCCGCATCCAGTAGCATTAGAATATGCTTGGGGGCAATCTCACATACGCTACCTTTCATACCGTCAACATTTGCTAGACCTTTCTTAAACTGAATCTCTACAGTATAAGTGCTGTTGGAAATTTTAAGTTCTTGTTTATAAAGATGTGCTGTTGCGTTAACCAAGGCCTGTTTGCCTGCACTTTTTGAATGTACAACAATGTTCATATTAGCCCCATGTCAGTTTTAAAATTGCTAACAATTCACAATGTACATCAAATTTTGCAGATGATGGCTCATGAAAATTGTAGCGAGTAGGTTGTTCATAAGGATGTTCATACCATTGGTCCTGAGATTGTGTTCTGGTCCAAGTAGCAATATCCTTGCTCACATGTATAGTATACCACTTTTTGTTGTCTATGTCAACCATTGCCAAAACAGTATAACCTGGACCAGAATTAGGAAACACAATATTCCATTGTTGTTGGATTGCTGTTTTAACTATCACGAGTATGTCATCCTAAATAGCAATGCTTCTTCTTCATCGTTAAAAGTAACTTCCAACTTTGGAGAACCATTATTGTATCTTACTTCGTACACCGCACTTGGACAATTCATATTCAACCATATTTTAAGATATTCAAATCCTGGATATGGAACTGGAGCAGGATCAATAAAATAAGGAAAGCACCAGAAACACCAAAGAGAACCATGCCGCCAACTCTTAGTAATTTGTACTCCCCAATTTTCGTCGTCCATTAATCTGCTTGTCTTGTTAAAAAGTATTTTCTAATTGAACCAACACCAAAGTGTTTCTTTATGCTGGCTTCAACAATGGCTGTATCAAATTCTTTACAACTAAAAACATCAAGATAGATCTGTTGTAGATTATCTACAAAGTGAGCAACAATACTACTGGTAACAATTACTTGAACCACTGTAAAGCCAGCCTTATCAGGAAATTCTCCTGCGGTGTATTCAATCCTGGGCTCACCAATTGGCTCCATGTTGATGTCCTTGACTAACTGGCGGATCCAGGTATCAACATTGTCAAAGTCTTTCATTTGATCCGGATTGCACCGCCCGCAATCTAAAATTAAGTGGTAACCCCAATAGTTCATTTTTCTCCTTTGAACAATCAAAATATTATAACAGATTTATATCTGTTCAGCAACCGCACCGCCCCAAGTTAACTTACACAAAAATAAATCTTCTTTGTTTTTAAATTGTAATTGTGTCATTTCGTCCCAGTGACTACCTCTTACATCACTAACATCACTGGTCGACATAATCCATAAATCATTGTCACCATGATACATGTTGTGATACGAATACTCGTTGCGAGTGGTCATTACTAATCCGCTAATGTTTTCGCACAACCAATTTAACAATGCATCGAGGTCAACATCGCCAATGTACAGACTGTTAAAATACATTGAAGTTTAGCATAAAGTATGCCGCCTCATCCTTGCTGGTAATGTTAACAGTGATCATTGGATCACCTGAATTAAATCTGGGAGTACAGTCTGCGGTAGGGCAATGTGCTTCCATCCAATTTGTGAACTCTCGATGATCATTGCAATAGACCCAGCAATGCCAGCCCACAATTTCTTCACGGAACTCTTTCTGAGGTTGCTTCTTATCCTTTAGTAGTACATAAGGAATGTCATGCCATCCATCTTCATACCGCCAGTGATGAACTGATATTTGTTGTTTCATTACGCACCGTGATACAATTTAAAAAGTGCCGCATCTTCTTTTCCTTTGAACAAGATACGATTTCGGTATTGATCGTCAACCCAACACCAGTTGGAATTTTGACAAACATCATGTGGGGTGGGAGTTCTTTCATGCCATTCCCAATCTTTAAAGCCCTTACTAGCACCCCATGTGTTCCAGCACCAGGCTCTCACATTATGAAAGTTAACTTCATTGCTTTGGCTCAACTCGACAAAATACTTGAAATACGGATAGCCCGAGTATCGCTTGTCAAGTTTTCGAACCTGCATCACATCCACATTCTAATTAGTGCTATGGTATCAATAGTGACCAGCAAAGTATAGTTGGCCAACATGCCGGTGCTTCCTCTAGTTTTACTGGCCCATGCAAAAATAGCACACTGGGTTATGAACAGGGGATACAGAATTAAAAACGGAGGATTAGGAACTGTAAGCATCATTGTAAAAGCACAACCAATGCTTAGGAACCAAGCGAGAATTTCCAGCACACATCTTACTGGATTTTCTTGCCAATCCTCGCGAATGTAATCTCTTACACTGGCAAGTAACTTTTTCATTACTGTTTGTTTTTAGTTACAATTAGAATTTCTTCAACAGCTTCCAAGTCGCTTTGGTCTTTGTCAAAGTCGCCTTTGAAGGCCTTGGTAATTGCTTTGGTAAGGACAGCTGGTTTAATTTCCATTTCTTCAGCAATGGCGGCAACTGTTTCCTTTAGGCCCACACTAAGGTCATCAATTTCTCGTTTGACTTGGACACCTTCTTGGATCACTTTGGTAAGTTTGGCAATTTGTTCTGGGGTAAAGCTCATTTATTTCTCCTGTGAGTTGTAATCTACAGTACAAGTATACAGCATATAAACCCACAGGTCAAGTTATTGACGTTCAATATCTTCTTCGTTGCAACTTGATCCGTACTGTATCTCTACAACCTTACATGGTCCTGAGTATGGATTGCTAAGTTGATGCCATTCATTCTCCAGTATGTCTATTCGGTCATGCACTCTAAGAGTTCTAGGAGGCATTTGATAACCAGATGGCATGCGAGCAGTTACATCACACATGCCCTGAGCCACATGCCAAAACTCTTTTCTAAAGGCATGGCGTTGCATGCTTAGACTTTGGCCAGGCATCACAGTCAGCTCTTTGACCTTGGTATGAAACATGACATCATCTTCATATAATACACGATAGTAGCCCCAAGGCCGTTGTGTTTTTGGGCTCTTCCATTCTTCTAAGATCCAACTACTGCTGTTCTTTTTGTCTGTGCCACCAACGCCAAATACAAATGATAAATTAGAATCTACAACATCCATTTCTGGAATATTATCTTTGGTCCTATCGCCACCGTTGGCAAATATCAATTCAGCATTGGGATAATGTGCTCTTGCTTGTTGGATAAAGTGTCTAGCTGAATCATCGGCATCGTCAAAGGTATAAACTTCATCTACCATGCTCAAATTGTTAACGATACATAATCGTTCGTTCCATGTCATGAATGCCTGACCTTTTTTGCGTTCTAACCATTCATCACTGTTGAGACCAACAATTAACATGTCACCCAGGGTTCTTGCAGTCTTGAAGTAGGCAATATGCCCACTGTGTACAGGATCAAATCCTCCAGTGACTAAAACTATTTTCATAAAGAATTAAATTTTCCTTTTATTTCCTCGAAGTCTGGATTATTTTCAAACCCAACCTCAACATAGTATATATGCTCTAAGTTTTCTGTATTGATATATCTGTACGGCCCTGGTGCAATTAGATAAGCCGAGTCGGGAACTAATTCACTACCAACAGTTCTAAACGGTCCGTTAAAAAAATTTTCATCTGTAATATTTTCTGTTGGATCTATCCACTGTACTTGTAAATTATTATGTGCGGCTACTGGTATATGTAGCCTACATTTTCTATTAGGAACTGTGGCATCAAATTGTCGGTCTTTTGTTGGATCAAATGTATCTGTACGAGCCTTGGCAAGAATTGGTACAGTTACTATAAATGGTTTGATACGACACAACGCAATATAGGCCGCCGACAATTCAAGTTTGTCATATATGTCATTCATAAAATCTACAGTATCAATTAATCCCGGAGTTTGCCTAATGTGTCTTAATAAAGATT